AAAATCTTTTATAATGATACTCCCTATCAGACATTTGATGTAAGAGAATATGAAAATAAGATTGTAAAGCTTATTGTTCGTAAAAAAACTGATACTAAGAAGTTTGAGAAGTTTGTTGATAAGTTGTATTCTTCTAATGTTGCTGATTTGAAAATCATTGAGAGTGTTGATTTTTCTGGTTGGTATTCGAAGGATGAATTTGAGGCTACAGAATCGGAAGATACTCTTTCTATTTTGACTAGATATATTGATGAATCGGGAACGGATATTGATACCCAATCAATTAAGAATGTGGTTCAAGAGGTTTACAAAGAAGCGTGTGAGGTGGTAGAATAGTGTATATACTCAGTGTTCATGATCCTGATGAGGAGGAAAATACTGGCGGTGCTTATTCCATCATTGATGATGGTGGAAATGAAACTATCTTCATGTTTGAAGAGTCAGAAGACGCTGAGAGATATTCATATCAATTAGAACTTGATGGAAGACATCCTAAACTTAAAGTTGTTGAAGTTGAAAGTGATCTAGTTAAAAAGGTTTGTGAATTTCATGATTATCGATATGTTGTTATCACGCCAGATGATATTGTTATACCGCCAAATTATACATGATCATTTTTGAGAAAATTCGTTGGAAGAATTTTTTATCTACTGGAAATCATCCAACTGAGATTATTTTAAATGAAGCAGATACTACGTTAGTTATTGGAACTAATGGTGCTGGTAAGAGTACTGTATTGGATGCATTGACGTTTACTTTATTTGGTAAACCATTCCGTAAGATCAATAAAGGACAATTAGTTAATACTACTAATGAGAAGGATTGTAATGTAGAGATTGAGTTTTCTATTGGGGATATTGAATGGAAAGTAGTTAGGGGGATAAAGCCAAACATATTTCAGATTCATAGGAATGGTTCTGTAATGGATCAATTTTCCAATGCTAATGATCAACAGAAGTGGTTGGAACAGAATGTATTGAAGATGAACTATAAATCTTTCACACAGATTGTAGTTCTTGGTAGTAGTACGTTTGTTCCTTTTATGCAATTAACAGCTTCTCATCGTAGGGAAGTGATTGAAGATCTTTTAGATATCAAGATCTTTTCTTCTATGAATGATATTGTAAAAAATAAAATTCGTGTAATAAAGGAAGAGATAAGAACTTTACAATTAAGTAAAGAATCTATTAAGGATAAAGTGACAATGCAAGAACACTTTATTTCTGATGCTGAGACTCGCGGTCAAGATAATATTGAGAAGTATACAAAGAAACGTACTGATATTAATGGAGAAATTGCTGATTTAATATTTGATAATAAAAACAATCAGGAATTAATTGAATCTAAACAGAAAAAATTAGAATCTCTTATTGGAGCACCAAAGAAACTTAAGAAATTAAGTACTATTAGGGGTCAATTGGAGAATAAAATACAAACAATTGATAAGGAACATAAATTTTTTGAAGAAAATGTAACATGCCCTACATGTGATCAGGATATAGAAGAAAACATTCGCTTAAATAGAATTGTTCTCGCTCAAAATAAGATAAATGAGTTGCAACTTGGGTTTAATGAACTCAAGGACGCAATTAGTAAAACCGAACAACTAGAGCGCCAATTTAATCAAGTATCAAAGGAGGTTATTTCCCTAACGCATGGCATTTCTCAAAACAATACTCGGATCGAAGATTTCAGAACTCAATCAAAGGATCTGGAACATGAAATTCAAGTCATTACCAATACATTACAGAACCGAAATACTGAGCATGAGAAGTTAAATTCGTTTAAGAAACAATTATCTGGAGTATTTGAAAAGTTAGCCGATTTAAAACAGAAGATCTCTGAATATGATTTCGTTTACAGTCTTTTAAAGGACGGAGGCGTAAAAACAAGTATCATTAAGAAGTACTTACCACTCATTAATCAACAGGTTAATAAGTACCTTCAAATGATGGATTTTTACATCAACTTCCAATTAGACGAAGAGTTCAACGAGACTATCCAATCCCCAATTCACGAAGACTTCTCCTATTCTTCTTTTTCGGAGGGAGAAAAAATGAGAATTGATTTGGCCCTTCTGTTCACTTGGAGAGAGGTTGCTAGGTATAAAAATTCAGCAAATACCAATCTGTTAATTATGGATGAGGTTTTTGACTCTTCTCTTGATGGGTTTGGAACAGATGAGTTTTTGAAGATTATAAGATTCGTTATTAAGAACGCAAATATATTTGTTATATCTCATAAGTCAGATTTACTTGATAAATTTCTTAACGTAATAAAGTTTGACAAAATCAAAGGATTTAGTAGAATAGTAGAATGACCAATATAAGAAGACCCGTCGATTACGCTGAATCATTCCACGAATCAGGAATGGTCTTAATAACAGACCCCAGAAGTGATCGTTATCTCAAGCGAGCTCATGAACGTTCCAAATTGGCAACATCACAGCAAGAAAGATCCGAAGAGGACTCTTAAACCACAGGCACTACGAAGTGCTAGAGAAAGACGTAGACACTTGTTAAACCGTCTATTGAACCCGCCCAAGAGGCGGGTTTCGTCGTATATTGAGAAAGTACTAAACCTCCGTACACATGTCTAACGTTGTTCGCAAGGTTCACAAAGCTGAACCAATGCATATGCCTGCTGATTTGGGTGATAATGCGACATATGAAGATTATATTTGTGAAGCAAAAATTGCTGCTTTATATGCAAAAGGTGAGACTGATGAAGATATAGTTAAAATGCTTGTGGATCCTCATCCAGATTATGGATGGGATCTTGATATTAATGAGGCTATTCGTATCGTTAAGGAACTGAGATCCAAATGAATCGTAATGAGGTTAAGGAAAATCTAGCACGTCTTCTAGCAACAGAAGATTTGGTTATAGAACACAGAGATGTTTCTACAGCTTCTTTTGATGTTGTGAATCGTGTGTTGACCCTTCCTTCATGGAACCTTGCCTCAAACGTCGTATATGACCTTCTAGTGGGTCATGAAGTAGGTCATGCACTCTTTACTCCTGAAGCGGATTTAAAAGAGTGCATGGGTGCTTTTCCATCTGTTATTAATGTGGTGGAAGATGTTCGCATTGAGAAATTGATGCGTCGTAAGTATCCTGGTCTCAGAAAAACATTTTATAATGGATACAAGGAACTAGCCGATCAAGATTTTTTCTGTATTGAAGACTCTGATGTTAATAAGATGAGTCTTGCTGATAGGATCAATCTTAATACTAAAATAGGTTCTTTTATTGATATTCGTTTTTCTAAGAGGGAAATGGATATTGTAAATACTGTATTAGATGTAGAAACTTTTGACGATGTAATCCATGCCTCAACAATCCTCCACAACTATTGTACAGAAGAAATCAAAGAAGAAGAAACCATTCAAAAAGATCCGAAAGATTTGGAAGAAAAATTGGATTCTTCAAGCATTGGTTCTGATTCCTCTGACGATATTTCTAGTGACGACATTTGCTCCAATACTGATAGTGATGGCCCTGTTACTCCTAAAAGGAGCAACAATACTGGCGGCGCTGATAGTGGGGTGGTTCCTGATAGTCCTTCTAAACCTGTTGTAGAGACTCAAGAATCTTTTGATGAGGCATTAGAAACCCTTTCTAGTGATAGGTATTATAGAGAAAATGTTTATCTTGAAATTCCATCAGTTAATCTAGATACTATTATTATTGATAATATTGAATTTAGTGATCATGTTGAAAATAATTTTAAGGAACAAACTCATAGAGTAGGAACAAATAATTTTGTAAAAGTTGATGAAGATTTTAATCAGTTTAAAAAATCTGCCCAGCGTGAAGTTAATTATCTTATAAAAGAATTTGAATGTCGTAAGTCTGCCGATAGTTATAAGAGATCTTTAAATTCTAAGACTGGAGTTCTTGATATGGATTCCATTCATACTTATAAATGGAATGAGGATATCTTTAAAAAGATTACTATAGTTCCTGATGGAAAGAGTCATGGATTGATCTTTTTGTTGGATTGGTCTGGATCCATGCATCAAGTTCTTCATGATACATGTAAACAACTTTTTAATTTGGTATGGTTCTGTAAGAAGGTTGGACTTCCTTTTGATGTATATGCCTTTACCAATGAGTGGCATGGCAAAGTACAAGGACCAGATAATTATGAACCTAGTAATCATGTAATTCATATTCCAAACAATTTTTCATTAATGAATATTCTTACTAGTAGGTGTAAGAATAAGGAATTAGATAATCAGATTAAAAATTTGTATAGAATTTCTTATGCTTATGATAATAGATATAATTGTACTTATTGTGTACCAGATCGTGTAAATCTTTCTGGAACTCCACTCAATGAGGCATTGATATCTCTTAATCAAATCATTCCTCAATTTAAGAAAAGGTTTGGTTTACAAAAGGTTCACTGTATTGTCCTGACTGATGGTGAGGCTACTTCTGTGAAACGTAGAGTTACTGTACAACGAAATTGGGAAGATGAACCTTATCTTGGTTTTGCTTCTATTAGACCAGGTAGTTGTTATTTAAGAGATCGTAAGACTGGATATGTTTATTCTTTTGTAAATTCCCCATATTATACAAGAACTTTTTTACGGCAACTAAAAAATAGATTTCCTTTTACCAATTTTGTTGGTATTAGATTGCTTAATTCTGCACGTGATTTTACAAGTTTTATGGATATGCTTCTTATTAAAGATAAGGAGGAAATTCGTGAAACCTGGAAAAAGAATAGATCTATTTCTATAAGGAATAATCTTTATGATTCTTATATTGCTATTTCTTCAAAGGTTCTGAATAATGATACTTCTTTTGAAGTTAGAGAAGATGCAACTAAAGTTCAAATAGGAAGTGCTTTTAGGAAATCTCTTAAGTCTAAAATGATGAATAAAAGGGTTTTGGACGAATTTATTGAAATGGTGGTATAATAAATAAAACGATTCAATTTTTGATATGACTGTAGAAGAATTACTTGCTGATTTCCAGAAGCAAAAACAAACTGTCCTTACCCAAATTAAAGAAGGAGAAGCCACTATATCGGTATTGAAAGAGAAATTCTATAAGTTGGATGGTGGTATTCAGGCTTTACAATTACTATCTGGATCTAATAGTTCTCCAGTGGCAATTCCACCGAATCGACCAAAAGGACCTATTCCAGTTCCTGGTCCAAGTACTGGTACAACCAAGAAAGTGTCTACTTAAGATAGTAAATTGAATTTAATTAGGTTATTATAATTATATTGATTCGTTACATGAATGATCGAACACAAACTTATAAAACGAACTCATTCAGAAAAATCTGCAATTGAAACGCCGTTACAAAATCTTATCCCTGAAAAAGATGATACCTTCGTCAAGTTTGGTCCGTTTAACGATATTAAAAACATTATTAAGTCCGGTTTATTTTACCCTGTATTTCTTACAGGCCTTTCGGGAAATGGTAAAACGTTTAGTATCGAACAAGCGTGTGCTCAACTAAATAAAGAGTTAATCCGTGTCAACATAACAATTGAAACAGACGAAGATGACCTTATTGGTGGGTTTCGCCTTGTTGATGGTAACACTGTATGGCATAACGGTCCAGTTGT